GTGACCATAAACCTGGTGACGTTATAACGTCTCCTGAAGCTGCAGCGTTCCATGCAAAAAAGTCTGATGCATCCGTTACCGTATCACCACTTGAATGTGATGCTGCAGTCGTACCGCTTGCTCCTCTAGTTAATCCTGATAATGTACCACCACTATTACCTGTGTATGTAATTAATTCATTATTAATTAATACAGTTCCTGAAGAAGGAAAAGAAGTTGAACTTGCCATTGTTAAAGATGTTACTGATGTGTTAATGTCTGCAGATAATGTTGAAGTAAACTGTCCTGTTTTAAAACCACCCCAAGGTCCAAGCCCCCAACCTGTTGATGCAACTTCAGTTGCTGGTCCAACAGGATAATAATGTTTTACTCTAATACCACCTGATGTTGTTGCACCCGATCCAGATTCATTAGATCCGACATTAATAGTTAATGTTGTAGTTGATGGCACAGTTGTTACCATAAATTTATTGTTATCAAAGTTTGATGAATTAAAATTAGAATTAGTTATAGATGTAAAATTATCTAATAATATAATATCAAATTTATTAATATTATGTGCAGATGAAAAAGTTAATGTTACAACAGCTGATCCATTAGTTGTAGTAAAAGCACTTGATAAAGTTGTTGTTGTTTTAATTGGGTGTATATCGTAAAAAATACCACCAGAATATACATATAAAATTCTATTAGTTCCAAGAGCCGCGTATTTTATACCATTAGCATTAACAAAATGGTGAATAGCTGTATTACGTCCTGTTAAATCTACAGAACCTAATTGTGCCCAACCACCAATTTTTTCTGGCGTGCCATATCTAAATCGAACGTTGTCTCCTGCAACCCATTGGCCTTCACCACCTGTTGCTGTAACTTGTTTATTAAATCCTGGTGCAAATTGTACTTTTTGTAACATATAACCTCATTATATTATGTATTCCTTATTGTTGGAATACCTAACATCGGCCTTTTGTCGAACCTGTTGTTTTCAGCAAAAGGACCATTTACATGGTTATAATGAAGAAATACTTGTCCACAAGTATTTCCTTCAAAAGGTTCTCTCCAATGCTCTAATTCACAACCACTATATACTAGCATATCGCCAACATCAAGCAGGACTTTAGTGCCTTTTGGGGCATCTGGTTTTACTACAGTCGTTGTTTCATGACCTGATAAAATACTATTTGCTCCTGTTCCATCTATAAATATAGGCCAAGGGTCACCACCTAAATTAATTGTAGTAGATATTTCACAGCTAGGTCTATCTTTGTGTCTATGAAGTATGTCTCCTTTTTTATATATCCTAGCGTATGAATATGTAGGTATTAATTGTAACCCTGTTTCTTGTTGCATTTTGGGTAATACTTTCATCATTAAAGTTTCCATTACCATGTCTGCATAATGAGAGTAAGTGTTTGGAATTTGTTTATCTTCCCACGTTCCCCACATACCATTGTCATAAATAATATTATTATTATACATGTATTTAACAGCATCTCTTTTTAACATAAAATAATTATATATAAAATTAGCTAACTCAAAAGATACTGCTTTCTTAATTACTTGATATTTAAATGTCATATTGCCTCCTACACTACCATACATTTTTGCATAAAATTAAACGATACAGATATTCTTAATTCATCTGACATGTTTGGGTCAACACAATGAACTAACCAAGCAGGAAACATAATTAGTCTACCAGCTTTAGGTTCAAAAGATGACTCTCGCCATAATCTCATTGGATGTTGTTTTTCTTTTAATCTAGGTCTTGACATAAGAGCTATTGATCTTGGGTCATCTATTTTTAAATGTCCTGAATCTTTATTTGCTTTAACATAATATACACCAGACCATAAAGAATTAGGGTGTACATGTGCTCTATTCATACCACCTTTAGGATTTACATTTGCCCACATATTACCTAAAAATGGTTCACTGTCATAATCTTCTTCAATATAAATTTTTTTCTGTGCTTCATATAAAGCATTTGTTAATCTTTTATATTCTGGCATTTTATGCATTGTAGTTTTAGAATGCCAACCATTAATATTAGTTCTAGTAATTCCTTTATCTTTATAATACCAATTTAATATATCTTTTTCTAATTGCTCATTAATAGATTTATCATTAATATCTAATATATAAATAGGAGTTGGAAAATATAGTTCTCTAATCATTTAAACGGTGGACCTCCAAACCACATAACTAAAGATTTTCTGTTACCACGTATTACGGGTTTAACTCTATGTCTTACAAAAGATGCAAAGAATACTGCGTGTCCTTGTTTTATTTTTGCAACTTTACCTTCAGCCATTAATTCTAAATCTCCACCTTCAAACTCTGATTCTGGAGATAATAAACACGTCATAGATATTTTTCGCACCGGTGGTTCATGTGCACAATTAACATCATTATCTATATGCCAATCATAAAAACCACCTTCTGGGTATTCTGTGTATTGTGCATACTCTGTTAATGTCACTCCGTCAAAACCAAAATGATTACCATTTGTTTTTTTCATTATTCGTTCTATGTCTTTGTACATCTCTGGCATTTTTTTAAAAGGTATCCAACTAATATGTGAAGTTCTTGTTTTAGTATCTATAACACCACTTTTAATACCATCTTTAGTACCAACAGACGCATTTTGTTTTGGTTCTTTTCTTCCTGCATTAATAATTATCTGACATTGTTCAGGTGTAAATATAGGTTGAAGTGTTTCAACTATATAAGATTTCCAACGTGGTTCAGTAATCATGCAGCACCTCTATTTTTTATTGGATCAAATTGTACATCACAGTTTGCAGCAAGTGTTCGTCTTGTTTCTTCTGTTCCATTAAATGGATAAACAACGTGTCTCATGTCATATGGAAAAATATAAAAATCTCTAAGATCCATAGGTGGTTGATAATCTATTTTTGCAAATTGACCATTAGCAGCACCTAATATTTGTAATCTTCCATTTTGTGGTGTTTGTGCTGCTGAATATTCTTTACCATAAGTTGATGGTAGCTTTAAAATCATAACACTTGATAAACCTGTAAACAACATACCTCTATGAACATGAGCTGGATTATATTCGTTTTGTTTCATTTCGTTAACCCAAACAGAATTAAGATGTAAATCATAATCTTTTATCTTGTTCCAATTTAAGTAATGTTTAAATATAGCCATAAAATAATCTGTAACAATTAATGGCAACATATTATGATTTTTCATTTTAGATTCATCTTCTCCGTTATAAAATAGCGAATGTTCATTTTCTATTTTACCTACTAACTGACGATTAGCAGGATAAAGAATTTTATATTTGTCTTCATAAATTTTATTAATAGTTGTAAAAATATCTAATGGCACTTGATACTTTAAAATAGACTGACCTAAAAATACAAAATTAAAATCTAATGGTTTCATATTTTTGTTTAATTATTTTTGGCACAACATAATTGTTTATATTTTTTTTAATAACAGTTCTAATTGTGTGCATATTTTTACCCATAACTTCATCGTTATAACTTATACCATTAACATTAAGTTGTTTTAAATTATTAAAATAATGTGGATAGTATGGTTCTTCTAAAAAATTATATACTTTTTTTATTTCATTTTCAGGGTTTTTAACTAAATCATTGTATTTTATAAAATGACAAGCTTTAGGATACTTACGGGCATTTTGAATTGATTTAATTTCTTTAACGATAGCACCATCTTCTTTCATTAATGCAGACAATTTTTCTTCGTCTGTATTTCCAAATTTGTTTATAAAAGAATCAGGATTTTCTTTGTACCATTTCATGTAACTTGCAAGAACTTCCATTAAATCTCTAAGTAATACAATGCATTTAAAAGAACCTTTAAAATGTTTTTTCATTAATTCAAAATTTCCTGGGTTACCGTTAATCATTACAGGACCACGATCAATAATTATTTTTTGTGGCCAATCTTTATAATATAAATTATAAACATTATTTAAAATATTATCTAAAGATTTATGGTCAGGAAAGTTTTGAAATACTTCTGTTTTTTTAAGAAGAAACAAATTTTTCATAATTTCTAATGTAATAGAATTACCCGTGCAAGCTATGTTTGGATTTTGATTCATGATACTTGCAAACAAAGTATTACCAGATCTTGGTAATGCTATTAAAAAAAATAATTTACGAGTTTGGTTTACCATATTGGGGAAGCTCTTCTTTCTTTTTAGTTTTATTATCTAATTCTCCCGTTTGTTTAATTCTTTCCAAAGATCTTAATTGTCCAATTATATTAAATGCTTCTGATTCTGGTGTATTGTTAGTCATGCCTTTTGCTTTACCAACATACATTTTATGATAAGATTCTAGTTGATGTTGATTAACATCTTTGTCATTAAATGATCCATCGTTAAACTCTTTTTTTAACTTAGACCACATTTTAATCTCACGCATTCTATGTCTTGCAACTTTTTCCATAGAAGCTTTACCAAACCTACATTCGTCTAAATCAATTTTATATTTTGTTGCTTTATATTCGTCTTCTTCTTTTTCTACTTTTTTTTCTAACCATTTTATTTTTGCTTCGTTTCTTCTATAATCAAATGACAAAGCCATAAGATTATCTAGGTAAGTTGATTGTTCCCTAACACATTGCCAATATTTTGATGCTTTGGTTGGATAACGATTGTCTTGTAACACAGAAAACCTTGCTTCTGTTTCTGTTCGAAACATTTGTTTTTTAGTCCAAGTGTCTCTTAATTCATCCACCATACCTTTAAACGAAGATAAATCTTCAGGTGTTAATAAATTATTTAAATGTGGTTCTTCACCTTGTATTACTTCTTTAACGTCTTTTTTCATAGCTTTCTCCATTTTTTATATAATATATACTTTTTAAAATTTATTGCAAGTTCTAAGAAAGATCAAATGTAACAGTGCTTTTTGTAGGTGCAGTCCATTCTTCTGTTGCTGTCGTTGGTCCATCTCCTCCAAAACTTAAAGCAGCTGTAACTGTTCCAACTCCTCCATGATTATGTACAGCTGTATTTAAATCTGCCACTTCAGTCCATGCAGATCCGTTCCAATCTTCTGTTAAAGCTCTAGTAGGGTTTGTTCCACCAAAACCTATGGTGCTTGAAGTTGTACCACTTGTTGCTCCTGCTATATTTCTTCTTGCAGTATTTAAATCTGCTACTTCAGTCCAAGCGGATCCATTCCAAGTTTCTGTAACATTTTTAGTACCTGGTCCTCCTCCAAAAGCTATCGCCGCTGTAGATGTTCCAGCTCCTGCTAAACCATATCTTGCTGTTCCTAAATCTGCTACTTCAGTCCAGCTAGTTCCATTCCAAGACTCTGTTACTGATCCAGGTCCTTGATTACCGCCAAAACCTAATGCAGCTGTTGAAGTACCTGCTCCTGCTAGTTCTCTTCTTGCAGTATTCATGTCTGCTATTTCTGTCCAAGATGAACCATCCCAGCTTTCAACTGAATCTGTATCATTGCTAGGATCATTTCCACCAAAAATTATAGATGCCGTAGATGTTCCAGCTTCTCCTGCACCTTTTCTTCCAGTATTTATATCTCCAACTTCAGTCCAAGTTGATCCATTGTAAAGTTCATTTAAAGCTACGTTATCATCAGCTTCTCCAGCAATAGCTAAAGCAGCAGTTTGAATTCCAGTGCTCATTAATCTTGTTCTTCCAGTGTTTAAAGCACCACTAGTAGACCAACTTCCTGCAGGGTTAGATGCAAGTCCTTTTAATTTTTGTTCTGTAGTGTTATACCATACTTGTCCAGTAATTGGATTTGATGGATCTGTTGTTACAGTCTCAATGTTAGTTCCATGTATATCTTTATACTCTGCCATATTAATCTGTGTCCACTGTTTTAATTGATGTACCAGGACTCCATTCTTCCGCGTTTGCTATCATTGCAGGAGCTGCTGTGTTTCCTCCTACTGCTAAAGCACTAGTAGCTGATCCTGCCGCACCATGATATCTTCTTCCTGTGTTTAAATCTGCTACCTCTATCCAAGTTGCACCATTCCAATCTTCTGTTATAGTCGCTGAACCTGTTCCCCCAAAAGCTAATGCGTGCGATACAGTTCCATCTCCTGCTAAACCATATCTTGCTGTTCCTAAATCTCCAACTTCTGTCCACGCAGATCCATTCCATAATTCAGTCAATGCTCTTGGTGAAGGAGGTGCAAATCCACCAAAAGCTAAAGCAGATGTTTGAATTCCTGCATTAGCTACATCGTGTCTAGCAGTATTTAAATCTCCTACTTCTGTCCATGTACTACCATTCCAAGATTCATTTAATGCTGAGTTAGCTGTTGACCCATCAATGTATCCTGCAAACCCTAATGCTGCTGTAGAAGTACCAGCGCCTCCAAGATATCTTCGTCCTTGATTTAAATCTGCTACTTCTGTCCAACTAGTTCCATTCCATAATTCATTTTCTGTACGATCTGGTGACCCACCAAAAATTATAGCAGCAGATGTAGTTCCAGCAGATGCTGCTGAAGATCTAGCAGTATTTATATCTGCTATTTCTGTCCAAGATGAACCATCGTATTGTTCTACAACTGCTGTGTCTGGCGGTGTATTGCCCCCTATACATAATGCAGCAGTTTGTGTTCCTACAGCCGTTGTATTATTTCTAGCAGTATTCATATTTCCACCAGTAGACCATGCATTAACCGGATAATTTGCAGTCCATTCTTCTGTAGCTGCTATTTTATTACTTCCATCATGTCTTCCAGCATATACAGCGTTATTATTATTTGTATTATTAAATCCTGCACCACCATCACCTACAGTATTTAAATCTCCCACTTCTGTCCAACTAGAACCATTCCATGTTTCTGTCTCACCTCTTCTAGTTGGTATAGTAGTACCACCATAAATTATGGCTGATGTTTGTGTACCATTTCCAGGAAAATATACTCTCTTTTGATTTATATCATTAACTTCAGTCCAAGCTGTACCATTCCATGTTTCTGTCTCATCTTTTAATCCTGGAGTTCCTGGACCTACAGCCCCACCAGCAATTAAACCAGCAGTATTACTTTCTCCAGCATGAGCTATTCCTCTTCTTGCAGTATTTACATCTGCAACTTCTGTCCAAGATGTGCCATTCCATGATTCACAAATTGCAACATTATTTGGTGCTACATATCCTGCAGCGGCTAAAGCATTGGTGTTAGTATGACCAAAGCCACCAAAATATACTCTAGCTGTATTCATGTCACCAACTTCAGTCCAACTTGATCCATTCCAAGTCTCAGTCTTTCCTGTGTTTGATCCATCATTTCCGCCAAACATTAGTGCTGAAGTGCTACTAGCTCCTGCGCCTTTTCCTGAAGATCTAGCTGTGCTTAAATCAGCTACCTCTGTCCAATTAGTTCCATCATAAGCTTCTGCTTTACCTTCAAAACCAGTAGATTCTCCTCCAAAAACTATTCCACTAGTATAAAGACCAGCTGAACCTTGATAGTATCTTGCAGTTCCTAAACTATTACCAGTACGCCAAGCACCTGTGCTTAAATTAGGTATTTGAAATTGAAGCACTTTATTAGTTTTGTCATACCACACCTGTCCTTCAATGGGATTGTCAGGATCAGTGGTATAACTTTTAATTGTTGTACCGTGTATGGTTTTATAATCAGCCATTTAAAATTTATTCCTCCAATGTAATGTCAGCTGGTTTTGCACCGATTCTTGCAATTTTTTCATCAGCTGATTCACCATCAACATTATCGGCATCCCAAGCGTCTTGAGCTGCATCTACTTTTGCAGTAACAATAGTTTGAGCTTGGTCTTTTGTTTTTAAAGTTCCACCTACTTTTGCAATCCAAAGATTAGCATGTTTATTATATGCGGGCACTTGCCAAACATCACCAGGATAACCTTTAAAAGTTATTCTCCAAGATTCATCGTGATCGATAAAACCTTTTCCCCAATTTTCTGCTACGCAGTATTGATATGTTTTTGCCATAGTTTTCCTCCTTTTAGTCTGTTAATACCTTAGTTGTAATAGAACTTCCACTCCATTCTTCTGATGCTGATATATCAGCGGTTCCATCATTACCACCAAAACCTAATCCTGCTGAAGTTGTTCCTTTTTTAGCTGCCATTCCATCTTTTCTTGCAGTATTCATATCACTTGTTTCTGTCCAAGCAGAACCATTCCATTCCTCTGTTATTCCAAGAACATCAACTGTTGATGTTTCTCCACCAAAATATAAAAAGTCAGGTGAAGTTCCACCACCTTTTGCTCCTCTTCTTCCTGTATTTAAATCATTAATTTCTGTCCAAGCTGTGCCATTCCATTTTTCTGTGTTAGCTCTTCTATTACTACTTCCATCTATTCCACCACATGCAAGTGCATCAGTATTACTTGCACCACCTCCTCCAAGTATACCTCTTGATGTATTTAAATCAGCGACTTCTGACCAAGCTGAACCATTCCATGATTCGGTAAGTCCATTAAAATTTCGAATAGGAGCAGCAGCAGTAGGATTACCATATCCACCAAAACCTAAAGCAGATGTTACTGTTCCAGCACCCTCACGATTGTCTACGCCTGTAGTTAAATCTGCAATTTCTGTCCAAGTAGATCCATTCCATTGTTCTACATGAGAAGCCGGAGAAGAAGGATTACCATCAAGAGATAATGCAGCTGTATAAGTACCAACTCCTGCTCCACTAAATCTTCCTTGATTCATATCAGTTGTTTCTGTCCAAGCAGAACCATTCCATAATTCATTAATAGTTACTCCTCCAGGTGCTGGAGTTCCACCAAAACATAAAGCGTTGTCCGCATCTCCTGCTCCTGCTCCTGAATTTCTAGCACTATTTAAACTTGCAGTAGTAGCCCATGCTCCAATATCTGCACCTGCTCCTGTCCATTCTTCTGTTACACCAGTTTGACTTGGATCTAAACCACCAAAAGCTAGCGATGAAGTTTTACTTGCTCCTGCTTTACCTAATTGTGCTCTTGCTGTGCTTAAATTAGTAGTTTCACTCCAACTTGTGCCATCCCATTCTTCTGTTAATGCATATAAACCACCTGGAGATTGTGTTCCTGCAAAACCTAAACCTGAAGTTGTTGTTCCAGATCCTGCTAAATCAAATCTAGCTTGATTTAAATTATTTACTTCTGTCCAAGTTGATCCATTCCATGTTTCTGCATTTGCTGTAGGAGAAGGAGGTGGTCCACCACCAAAAGCTATAGCTGCTGTTGCTGTTCCAAAACTTCCTAATTCTCTTCTTCCAGAATTTAAATCTGCTACTTCAGTCCATGCAGATCCGTTCCAACTTTCAGTTGCAGCTGTATCTGGAGGTCCACCACCAAATGCTAAAGCTGAAGTGCTATCAGCACCAGCACCTCCTAATCTTTCTCTAGCAGTGTTTAAATCCCCAACTTCAGTCCAGCTAGAACCATTCCATGTTTCAGCTTCATCTTTTACTGGAGGTGGAGTTCCACCACCAAAAGCTATGGCAGATGTTGATGTGCCTGCAGCAGCTAACATTCTTCTATTTGTATTTACATCATTTACTTCTGTCCAACTAATTCCATTATAAGATTCAACTAAATCTAAAAATTCAGCTCCCCCAGATCCAGCTGCTGGAGTATCTCCAGCTATGGCTAAAGCTGCAGTTTGAATTCCACAACCTGCTAGGGCTTGTCTACCAGTGTTCATACTATTACCAGTACGCCAAGTACCAGCTGAAGTTATATTTGGAAATCGATATTTAAAATCTACATTTGTACTATCATAAAAAAGTTCACCAGTGACAGCACCAGATAAATTACCTGCATTGTTACGGACAGTGGTTCCGTGTATATCTTTATAATTAGCCATTTATTATTTACTCTTGAGCAACCAACCTTGTGTCGAATCTGTAAACACTAATGTATTTGCTGCTCTTTCTGTTGCCACCGTTAAATCTTCTGAAGCTCCGTGTATTTTCTGACTGTTTCTACCAATAGTTAAATTGTTAGTATCAAAAGTTCCTGCGTAATCTACGAATGAAACTTCATCACCAATACTAGGTGAAGCTGGTAATGTTAAAGTAAATGCTGCACTTGTTGTATTACAAAATACTCCTTGACCAGCTGAAGCTGTAAAGTTTGATGTTTTAACTGCTTGCCATGATGTACCACCACCAATGTATGTTTTGATATCGGTCATTGCAACTTGGACCATTGTACCATTATCGTTTAGTACAACTCTGTCCGCATCTGCAACTGTTGTTGAAGTAGCTGATGTTCCACCATCAACTATATTTAGTTCTGCT